TCTCGACGGCTAAATTAATAACGTCCCAATTGATACCAATACTCGCATCAAAGACTTGATGTAAATGTTCGACAACGTTCTCAACTAAGTTTCCAGTGTCCAAATAAAGCACGTCTCTAAACTCGTTATATTCTTCACTCTCTATAATAGCTTGGTGAATGTCTGTTTTTGTCCAGCGAGCTACGTCGAAATAGCCACACTCGCCATTAAAAAATTTTACAGCTGAATTTAGATCATCAAAATAAATCACATGACCATCTTCTTTGTTTTGAACACTGAATTTTTTAACCCATGTTTCTTGAATTTCTAGAAACAATTCTTTTAGATTATTTTGTGCTAATGATATTAAAGTCATAATTATTTTTCCTCATTACTTATTTTGTTGTCTAACTTATCTAAACACTCACCGCAAATGTATTGCTCACTTGAGTTTGCAAAACAGATTAAACTTAAATTGGTATTAATTCCGCAAGTGTCACATTGAACATGTACACGCACATACTCATATTGCTTACTCATAGTCAAATTCCCAATCTATAAGTAATGGTGTCCAACCCCCACCGTAATTATTCACGCCATAACTAACTGTACCTTGATCGGTGAAAAATAAAAGATCACGGTGACACATTGACACTTCGTGAGCTATACATTTTCGCCCATCGACTTCTAATTCTAAGTCGTTTAGATTATAATGAACGTTTTCTTTATCTCGTTTATGCGCCACACTCGCATTGGCTAGTTCGCTCAATGTGGCGTTGTAATATTTCTTGCTCATAGTTATTCTTCTCCGTCTTCGTCGTCTATATATCCCTCACTAGTCGCAAAGTCCTCCACTTCTGATTCGCTCATGTAGTTCATTAGTGATTTAGCTAAATCACTAGCGTTGATAATACCGTCCTCTAATAGCTCGTGCATTTTGTTGGTGTATTTTCTTGTCATAATTCTAATGTCCTTTTTAAAGTTATAGTTATTTGTCCTAACTTAGAGCTTATTCTAAGTCTTCTTATGATCTTTATATAGCTCACTTCCAACCAATGTTTTGAATGATTACCAATAGCAAGTGAGAAAGTGAACAAATACAAATTAAAATACACCCACGCATAACTGCGACAAGCGTACCAAGAAAAGTAGTTACTGTTCACTTTCTACCTCATTTATTAAAAACTCAACTTCTGTATCTATTAATTGCTCTTTTAAAAACTCATCGCTAGTATAATATTCATAAGACTTTTCAAGCTCTTTATAGAGATTGCGAGCGACTTGTTTAGCCCATAGTTCAAATAGTCTTGAATCGTCACAATGCATAGTATGTTCATGGCAGTAACGATCGTTTGAAAAGTCAATATTTGCTTCTTTTATTATCTGCACTTGAGCATGAGCAAACTTAACAAAATCAAAAATGTCCATCATGTAAGCGTAGTCTTTTTTTATCTTGTCTATGTTTTCAATTATGTTATCAGGTTTTTCAAATACACCAGACCAACTTGCGCCGTCACCTTGAGAACAAAAACCAGACCAACGTAATTGTATATCTGAAAAACCTAAAAGTTTTAAACACTCTTTAAAGTCGTCTACAATACATTCGTAATACAAATCGCCTTGAACATAGTCGTATCTACGCTTATCAAGTTCTTTAATTTGTCTCTCTTTACTTAATTCTTCAAATGTTCCGTAAGTTTTAATTACTGTTACTTGTCTCATTTACTCATCTCCACGTTCTTGAATGTCACCACTCAATAACCAAATATAATAATTAAAAATTAATTCCTCATCTGCATGATCTTCACTATCGTCTATAAGACTATCTTCGTCTACACCACAATTTAAAACATATTCCTTGGCCTTAAGAATGTCTTTAATCTCAAAATAACTACTAGCATTTGAACAATCATCATCACATTGCCCTTGATGATGGCAGCTCATTAAAACGTCCCACAATTCTTCACTCATATCATCTTGGCTTAAGAAATAGTCGTCGTCATGATTACCACTCAAGTAATATTTATCACTCTTAATAACGGTTAACTCAACTCTAATTAAATTAAAATTCTTAACGACTACGCTTTTATAAGCGATGCTATACATCATTCCGCTTACAGCTAATAAACTCAAATGAGTTACTAAACTTTTTGATAACTCAACAAACGCATCATTATCAAGCTCTGCAATGTGCTCGAATTGGTGAAACTCACCTACGTTACCTTTGAATTCTAAGCTTACAATGTTATCTTTTATTTTATTAAACTCATTATGAATATCAGCGTCAACGTTGTGAACAAACTCACCGTCAATAGTGTAACTTCCCTCATCGCAACACGCTCTTAATTCACTCTCGCTTAACTGTTCAAAGTGTTCCTCGTTCCACCCATCTTGGTAATTTTTCATAGCTTTCATTTGAGCAACGCTAGTTAATTCGTCAAACTTAAAATATTTACTCATAAACTTATCTCCTTGCCGTCAATGAAACAATTGTCCATTGCCTCAAATGTCTTATTATCTATTGTCATTTCATTATCTTCAGTCATTGCAAGTCCAGCATTGTGAATCTCACACGATCTTAAGTTATTAGTTAAGATTTTATAACTTGTCTCACCTGTTCTAGTTACTGCAATTACACCAAGTGAAAGAAATTCGCCCGCTACGTTCACATTGTGAATGTCACTCGTTTGTAGCCATGTTTTTGTTTCACCAATCTGCAAAACTTTATGAGGCAACCTATCACCTTTCTTAAACTCATCATGCAAGTGAACATTGTATGCTAAACTTAAACCACAAAATAAACTAGTAACCATTGTAAATTTACTGTTCATTATCCTACCCTTTCTAGTTCGTTATTAAATAATTCAATCCAATTTTGAACAATGTCACTAACGTCTGCATTGTTCATCTCTGTTACTTGTTCAACTGAATACTTAAGTCTTTCATTCATTGGAAGTTGTTTGAACAATGTTTTAATTATCTCTTTATTACTTAAAATTCCACCAAACTCATTAATCAATTCATTTTGCAAATGTTCAAGTATTGTAACTTTGTTCATAAGTCTTGCCTCATCAGTTATTAATTAATAATAAGACGTGAGCTTGCGCCCACGTTTCGGCATGTGCATGTGTCTTATTTCTTCAAACTTGCTACAACGTCCTTAACGTCCATATTCTTTTTACTTGCAGTAACATTTGATTTTTCACCAATTGCCTCAACAACTTGCTTGAATCTTTTACCGCTACAAGTTTTCACCCCAAGCTTTGAAGCAATGTCTTTGGCAATTTCATTTTTTGGATACCAACGTCCATCTAACTTCTCACACTCCACTGCGGCTTGAACATTGTTAAGAGTCATTGCGATTGTTACGATTGCGATTAATTTCTTCATTTCTTTGTCTCCTTAAATTCTACTCGTTATTGAGTGGTTTAATATTACTTCACACATGAACAATGTTCAAGATGATATGAATTATTTACAAGCTTTAATTAATTGAACAGTGTTCTTGGTTAGCTTGCCTTTATATACTTTAAGCTCGCTTAATTTGATTGAACACTTACCAAGGTGGATTAAATTGCTATTACCAATCTCACTAATACAAAGACCGCCACTTAATTTCTCAACTTGCGATAATGTACTATGAACATTGTTCCACTGCACTTGAGTCATGTCACTTTTATGTAATCCACGTGCATTACATTCACTAGCTTGAACATTGTTAAGAGTAATTAGTGTTGTTAAGATTATTAGTAGTTTCATGTATTGCCTCGTTTGTTTTCTTAAAGAGATAATACATTATTTATGAACATTGTTCAAGTTGATTACTAGATAGCGTGTAATTATTATAGATTATCATGAACATTGTTTAAAATTAGACGTTTCGGCAGGCTTATAGAGTAACATTGCGCTCTACGCAAGCGACGTGATCGCATCTCTGCGAGCACTCGAGTGCGTTCCCGTGCGCTTGTCGCTACTCTATGGTATATTACAAATTTAACGTTGTCAAATACCTTAAGTTATCTAAATTACTCTAAATTCTATTATTTATTCTTGGTAATTAATAATAATTAATCATTATTAAGCATAGATCGGCTTGAGTTTGTTCGCCATTGACTTAAATTAACGTTGAACAATGTAGAATAACGTAGAACAATGTTGAACAATGTTAAGTTATCGTAGAACTATCGTTGAACAATGTAGAATAATATAGAATAGTTTAGAACTATCGTTGAACAATGTAGAATAGTTTAGAACAATGTTCAATCTGTTTAGTAGTTTATTGGGCGTTGTACATTGTTCAAGAACATTGTTCATGTGTAGAACATTGTTAAGTAATTATTATAGAACGTAGGTCATTAAGCATATCTTGAACATTGTTCATGTTATCGTAAATTCAATACCTTATATAAATACTCGGAATAAGCTCGCCAATTTCAGCCCATACTAAGGTATGCGTCTCATTGTTAGAAACGCTCCTAGACCCCATTATGCATGTCACATTTTAAACATTATTTATTTAATGCCTCAAGCTCTTACGTTATATCAATTACTTAACAATGTTCACAATTAATGTGAAGAGTTTGAGATTCATTGTGAACATTGTTAAGATTGGAGGGGGTGGGACAAAATTTTACGGACGATGGAGAGTTATAAAGGTGGTTTCAAAAACTTGTGTAATTTTTGACAAAGTTTCTCATGATGAACAATGTTCATACACGTGTATATATGTGTATAATTTTTGACAAACTTTTTCATAGTGAACATTGTTCATAGGAGTTAACCACCTCTAAACCTTAGATTTGACACTATTAAGAATGGTTAGGTAAAATTGGGCAAAGGGAGAATTATTATATGAGTTTACCGCCACTACCGTTACCTGTGCCGACAAACAATGAAGAAGACACCAAGATCACTGAGAATGAGTCGGACTTTATATTAACTACGTCTCTAAAAGCTGCGGATAGAAATAATCCCACTATCTTGGCTTATATAGCGAGTTTCGTAAGGTGTAAGAACAATAGGCAAGCTTCAGCTGAGGCAGGTATCGACTCTACAGAAGGTTATAAGCTGCGAATGAGAGTTGATGTGTCTGACGCTATTAGGAGACTCATAGATAAGTCAGTAAGTAAACATGGTTTCGATGCAAGTGAGATCGTAGAGCGTGTGAAAGAGGTTATTGACTTTGACCCTATTGAATTGCAAAATCCTGACGGAACGTTTAAGAGAGAGATGGCAGCTATTGCACCTGAAGCACGTCGAGCTTTGAAAAAACTCAAAGTTAAAAATATTTGGGGAGATCACGAAGACTTAAACGGTATTGAAAGAAAAATTATTATCGGTGAGATCATCGAGTACGAATTTGCTGACAAACTTAAATCAGCGGAGCTTCTTGGTAGAGAGAAGGAAACGTTTAAGAGTGTTACCAAAGTTGAACACGGTGTAAGTAAGGATATGGCAAATTTACTTCTTGAGAGTCGTCGTAGAGGCGAGCAAGCGAGTGAGAAATTTATAATTGATATAACACCTGAGAGAGATTGATCGTATGATGTTAAAACACGTTGGGATAAAACCTGAGTATGAAGTTGAAAAAGTTTTTTACACCAAGACTCGTTATCAGTTCACAGAGTATCTTCCAGATGGGAGTTACAGGTTGTGGAGTTGGAAAACACTTAAGGGTGGTTGTGATAGAGTGATTAAAGATACTAAGATTAACAAAGAAGGATTGATTTATTGTCCACACTGTAATGAGTGGGCGAGTATGAAAAACTTTATAGATTTATTAGGAGACAGTGATGAGTAAAGCAGAAGTAAGTGTAGAAGTTAAAAAACTAGATGAAGATAAATTAGCTCAAGCGGTTATCGAGAAATACAATACTAAAAATTTTGTTGTGATTGCTGTACAAGAAGAAGAAGGCGAAGGTTTAAATATTTGCACTTTGATAGGTGGAAATTTTAAATACCCTCAAGCTTACGGTAGAGCATTAGTTGAAATAGTTGACGCTCTATCAGGAGGCAGTGATGAGTAAGTCATTATACATCGGAGTTGATTTCGATGAAACAATTGTTAAATTTCACAAAGAAGAAGTAGGTGAGCCTATTGAAGGTGCGATTGAGTGTATTAAAGCTTTACAAGCTGCTGGCCATAAAATTATTCTTTATACAATGAGAAGTAACGAGAGACTTGTTCAAGCGGTTGAGTATCTTGAAGAAGAAGGAGTAAAGCTTTATGCAGTCAATGAGAATCCTAGTCAGAAGTATTGGACAAGCAGCCCTAAGATTTTCTGCAATTTGTATATTGACGACGCTGCTCTTGGTTGTCCTCTTGATATTGACTATAACGACAAAGGAGAACCAATCGGACGACCTTATGTCGATTGGGTAGCTGTAGAGAGAATGTTACACGATAGAGAGATTTTATAATGTTCCAAATAATTGAAAAATTAATCGAGCAAGGAATTTACATTAGGTTAATGTACCGTCACTGTTACATTGACCTAGACTTTGCAGACGAGAGAGGTACTACACATTTTGTAAGTAGTATTGACGTAAAAGAAGTTGAAGCTAAACTTGTATCAATATGGGGGCACTTACTGAAAGAAGATTTTTCTGAACAATTGACCAACACAATCGCTCCGAGAGTTGAAACTAAATCAGTAAGTCTCCCACCAATACTACCTAAAGGTTTCTAGTATGGATAATTTTTACTCATTATTAGAAAAACTCGACAAGAATAATATTTATTTTTGTTTTCAGCTTCAACCTCAACCTACAGGTCATAAATATTACAACCTCACGTTTAAAGATCGTGAAGGTAAGAATAAATACTTCAGCGGTACAGAGTTTAAAGTTATCGAAGAAGGGTTGAAAATGCATTATGGACATTTACAAAATGTTCCAACACTTCCGATTATGCCTCCTTTACCACTTCCATTACCAAGGTGAATAAATGATAAGTAACGAGCTTGCACTTTTTAAAAAGATGATCGACGAGAATCGTTATGACTTTTGTCAGCTCGCTTACATTATTTTTCCTTTCGGTGAGAAAGACTCAGACTTAGAATTCATGCAACCTTACGATTGGCAAATGAAAGAGTGGGCAAAATTATCAGCTCATTTAAAAAATCCTGCTACTCGATATGAAACTTATCGTTTAATTATTTCTTCAGGTAACGGAGCTGCCAAGACAGCTTTCGGTGCTATGACAGTTATTATGTTACTTTTTACTCAAAGATTAAGGTGTAGGGTGACTGCCAACACTGACCCACAGTTAAAACAAGTTGTTTGGCCTGAATACAGTTTATGGTTTAACAGAGCTAGGTTCGTAGATCATTTTTTCGAGTTCTTTGGAACTTCTATTCAAGCTAGAGAAGAAAAGCTTTCTAAAAACTGGCGAGTAGATACGTTTACTTGGTCTGAGCAATCACCTGCAGCAGTTTCAGGTCTTCACAACAAAGGTGGAGCAGTAGTTTATGTTTTTGAAGAAGCACCAGGTATTCCTGCTATTATTTGGCAATACTCGGCTGGTGCGTTCACTGAGACTGAAACAATTAAATTGCACCTTGCTTTTGGAAACTCCGACGACCCTGAAAGTAAGTTTGAACAAAATATGATCTCACCGTTATGGAACGGTTTAAGGATTGATACCAGGGAACTTTCTCACATTGACCCTAAAGAGATTGAGAATCGTTTGATAGAGTGTGGTGGCGACGAAGATAACGACGACTTTCGAGTTCGTGTTCGTGGTCTTCCTAGAAAATCATCTAAAGATTCAATTATAAAAATCGAAGCGGTAAACGCTGCAATCGCTAGAAGAATAAAATTTGATAAAGACTCCGTAAGTAATTTTCCAGTAGTTCTTTCATGTGACCCTGCCTGGCAAGGTGGTGACGACACTGTAATTTGGATGAAGCAAGGTCATTACTATTGCATGTTGGAAAAATACAAACTTCGTAAAGACGAAGGACAAACTCACCAACTCACTTACAACAAATTATGTCATTGGGAACGATTGTTAAAAGCAGACGCAGTTCATATTGACCAAGGTGAAGGTACAGGTATCTACACGCTTGCTATGAACGCTGAAAAATATCATTGGGTTCTTATATCGTTTGCTAATAGTCCTACAGATAAAGCAGACCCTAAAGACAGCGAGTATGGAAATATCAGAGCGATGATGTATTACCATTTAGCTGCTGCACTTTTAAAAGGTGCTGTAATAGATGCAATCGAACAGTCGTGGTTAGATGATATTAGAAAACAATTTTGTTGGACAAAAGGAACTCGTCACAAAACTACATACAAAAAAATGGCAGAGTCTAAAATTGATATTAAAGAACGTGTTGGACAATCTCCTGACATTGCTGACGGTGCAGTTCTTCTTCACGCTTATGAAGTTACAGAAAAACTTCCTCAAAACGAATTAAGTTACGACCCACTCGATATGGCAGGAAGCAACCCGATTAAAATAAAACCATACGAGGTAGATTATGACCGTGAGTTACGAAATTGAAAAAATTAATACACTTGATAATGATTTTAAAAAGTTCTTAGATGCTGAGTTACCTAAGTTGGCAGATAAATTTGAAAATGTTTTTAACCCGAACAATGCAGCTGTTATTGAGATTCTTCAAAGGGCCATAGTTTTTATTTGTAGAAGGAATGGAGAGATCACAGGTCTTCATGTTTCTTGGTTGTTTGCAAGTCCTCTAGACATAAATATTAAGATTCTTCAGCAACAATTGTTTTATGTAAAACCTGACTCAGGTAGAACGGCATATCACCTATTTAAGAAATTCATTGACTTTGGGAAAAATGAAGCTAACCATATAATTACGATGTTGACAAGTCATACCAATATAAAACCTTCAACTTTAAAGTCTTTAGGTTTTGAAGAATTACAGACTATGTATCGTATGGAGATGAGATAATGGACGGTGGAACAGGTGTTGGATTTATTGATGATACTCTTAACGTAGTAACTAACGTAGCTACAGGTGGGCTAGTAGGTTACGACCCTAACAATGGTGGTTTTGGAGCTGGTGAGTTAACTCAAGCTGGTACTAAGGTCGTTAAAGACGCTACAGGTGCTACTGCAGCTGAAGAAGCTAACGCATTAGCAGCTGAAGAAGCTGAAAAAGCTCGTCAACAACTCCAACAAGATCGTGTTGAGGCTAGAGCTACGGAGCAACGAAACGCTATTGCAGCGTCTAGGGGTGCTGCAGCTGCAAGAGGCGTGAATACACCTAGAAGAAATACAAATACATCATCTTTAACAGGTGACACTGACACGGATTTTTTAGGTATATGAATAAACCGATGGATAGACAACAATGTGAGTTCATACGAAGTCAGGCCAAACAGAAGTTTGATACTGTCAGGAGTACGTGGTGTGATGCTTTAAGATGGGCACTACCTCATAGAGCTACTTGGATTCTTAACCAGACTCCTGGGGAAAGAAGAAACCAACATATTGTTGACGGTACACATATTCTGGCAAACAGATCATGCGTTGCTGGTTTCCTGGAAGGTAACACTTCTGCTACTCGTCCGTGGTATCGTTTAGGTACTAGAGACGAAGACACTAATAATCGTGAACAAAATAAAAAGTGGTTGCAACATTACACTCAGAGAACTTTGAGTTATTTAGGTTCATCAAATTTTTATTTTCAAGCTGGTGTTTTTTATTATGATTATCATGTTGTTAATACAGGTGCTCATTATATTGAAACATTAGAAGACGGATTTCATTTTCACACGTTGATGCCAGGTTCTTATTTTGTTTTAAATGATAGTTACGGTGAAGCAGTCGTTTTAGTTAGAGAGTTTGCTCTTAACGTTAAAGCGGTTGTCGATAAGTATGGAAAGTTAAACAAAGACGGTAAAGCAGATTGGTCTAATATTTCTGACAACGTGAAAGTAATGTACGAAGACGGAAATTATAGTCAGATGATCGACATTGTTCATATTGTAATGGAAAATCCTGAGTACGACCCTAAAAATCCAAATGCTCGTGATAATAGAAAATGGCTTGAACTAACTTACGAAGTAGGTAGAGGTAGTGGACAATTTTCTTATCAAGACGGATTAGCTCCGCAAGAATACAGTACCAAGGACATGAGTAAGTTTCTTCAGAGATTTACTGGAAGAAGAAAACCTTTCATCGTAGGTAAGTCTACTGAGAACTTTGAGTACGGTGAAAAAGGTCCTACATTCGACTCTCTTGGTATTATTAAATCTCTTAACAAAAAAGCGATCAGTAAAGATCAAGCGATCGAACAAATTCTAGAACCTACTCTTCAAGGTCCGTCGAGTATGAGAAAGAATTATGTAAGTACAGCACCTAACACTTATATTCCTCTCGATGCTAAATCTAGTGGGAAACAAAAAATTGAAAGTGTATTTAATATTAGTCCTGCAATTGGAACTCTTCTTCAAGACGTAGACGACATGAGGCAACAGGTAGATAAATTTTACTATGCTGATTTTCTTCTTTATCTTTCAAGAAATCCTAAGACAAGAACTGCAGCTGAGACTCACGCAATTGTTGAAGAACAACAAAGAGTTATTGGCCCTAACCTGCAAAGTTTAAATTACAGTTATAACGTTCCTGTAGTTGAGTGGGTAATGGATTACGTTCTTTACGAAGACCCTTTTCTTGAACCTGCACCTGAAGACCTTAGAGGTCAATTCTTGAAAGCAGAGTTCGTATCAGTTTTTGCTCAAGCACAAAGAGCAGCTGACTTACCACAAATAGACAGATATGTGAGTATGGTTGCAAACGTTGGTCAAATTGACCCTAGAATTTTAGACAAAATTAACGTTGATAAATTAGCTGATCTTTATGAAGATCGTTTGTATTTACCTACAGAACTTAACAGGCCTCAAAGTCAAGTAGATGCAATGAGAGAAGAAGCAGCAATGCAAGCTCAAAGAACTCAAGCTCTACAAGAAACAATTCCTGCTATGGCCAGAGCTGCTAAGGACGCTTCATCAATTCAACAACAATAACCTGGGAGGGTTTTAATGAGAAATTTATTTTTAGGTTTTGCTCTTTTACTAACGTGTCTTATTTCTGAAAAATCTTTTGCAGGTTTTGAAGGATTAAACAAAGGTCAAAGTTTAAAACTTTTCAATCGTATTAACTGCGGTGACGGAATTACATGTACTAAAACTGGAAACATGTTTACGGTTACAGCTTCAGGTGAATTTGAAAGTGATATTACAGGTGACGGTTCTCAAAAGATTGTAGGCTTTGCTCAGAACCAAGTAGCAGCAACGGCCACTACAGCTACAGCTGCTCAGTGTGGTTCTACTTTCATTAACTCAGGAGCAGTTCAAATTGATCTACCTGTAGCGAGTACAGTTCTTGGTTGTCGATACACTTTCGTAACAGGCAATGCTTCTAACTTTGATGTGAACCCTGCAGCTGCAGATCAGATTTTAGTTCAAACAAACGCAGTTGGTGACAGTATTAGAAATGCTACGTTAGGGAATACAATCACACTTCAAGCTGTTGCAGCTAACAGCTGGGCTGTAGTTGGAATTCTTGGTACATGGGCAGATAATGACTAATTCAATCGAAACTGCTCTTGATATTCAAAAGAAGCAAGAGCAGTTTTTTGCTAATCAAGAATTGAAAGAAAGAGTAGAGCATAGAGAAGCACTCATAGCTATTAATTCTTTCATTCAAACTGAACAAGGTAAGAAGTTTTTCTATTACCTTTTAAAAAATTTTAATGTTCTAGATACACCAGACGAAGACTTAGAAGACAAAAAGCTTTACGAAGCTTTAGGTTTTTGGAAAGCTGGTAATTCGATCTTTAAATTAATGTGTGAAGCTAACGCAGAAGAAGCAGCATTATTGTTAGCTAAAAAGGAGAGAGACAATTATGAATACAAAAGGCAACTCTACGAACTCAATACCTCTACCAGTACCTCCATCTAGTGAAGGTGCTGTCGAGCCTACGGTTACTCCTGGAAATAGCGGAGACGCTCAATACGACGATCTCGGATATGAAGTGGTTAAAGGAACGGAGCAAGTACCTAGCCCTGCCGAGCAAGCCCAAGTTGTTCCTCCTGTCGTCCCACCACCAGCTGAAGAAGCGAAAGTTACCAATCCTGGTACAGGTTATGGGAAAAAAGAAGAAACAGTTACACCACCAGTTGAACCTGAAAAAAAAGAAGAACCTAAGACCGATGAAGAGAAAGTAAAACATGAAATTTCTGAAGTAGTTAAAGGTTTACCTGAAGGTATGAACAAGGAGAGAGTAACTAACTTTGCTCTTGAACATAACCTCAGCAAGGAACAAGTTGAAGCTTACGTCAAGCTTGAAAAAGAAGCTAACGAAAAAGCGGTTAAAGATCGTGAGCAATTCGTTAAAGATCAACGTACTTCATGGGAAAAAGAACTTAAAGAAGACTCTGAATTTGGTGCAAATTTTGATAAAAATGTTGATCGAGTTGAGAAGGTATTCGATCAATATTTCCCAAATATGAAAAAAGAGTTGACAAAGAGGGGTGGTATGCTGCCTCCTTATATTATGAGAGATTTTTTAGCACTGGAAAAGGTTCTGAATCCTACAACCACTTTGGTGACAGGCGAAGCTCCTACAGTACCTAAAGAAGAAAAACATTATTTGGATGAAATGTACGGTTAACTTTTGAAGGAGTAAAATATGGCAGCTAAAGGCGCACAGTTCGTATCTCTGCTAGACGTATCAAAAAGTAAGGACAAAGTTATTGGTAAGGTGGCAGAAGTTTTAGTGCAACATAATGCTGCATTAAAAGACATTCCTTACACAGAAATGAACGAAGGTACTATTCACAAAGAAGACATTCGTTCGGCACTTCCAGAAGTTTATTACCGCAAGGCTAATCAAGCTATCCCTGCAGGTAAGACGACAACTGAAGAAAGAAGTTTCACAGCTACACATTATGAGTCTAAATCTCAAATGGATATTGCTGTAGCTTCACGTGGTGGAGTTGATCGCATTGGTTACAATCGTTGGAATCAAGCTCAAGGTCACTTACAGTCACATGCTCTTGAGCATGCAGCTCTAATGCTTTACGGTTCACCTGTAGAGTCAAATATGAAAACCGCAGGGTTCTTCGATATTTACTCAACTCTGAACCCAGCTGAAGAAGTTAGCAAGCAGATCATCGACGCTGGTGGTACTGGTTCTGACAACACTTCAATCCTTAAGGTTCATTGGGGTTCAAACTCTGTATTCGGAGTTTATCCGAAAGGAACTAAGGCTGGTCTATCAAGAATTGACCACTCACCACAAAATAAACTGGTTCAAATTTATGGAAAAGATAAATTTGGAAATCCTGGAACATTTTGGGGTCTTGAAGAACAATTCATGACAGATCACGGATTAGTTGTGAAGGACTACAGACAAGCGGTTCGTATCGCTAACATTGACACTTCAGAACTCGTTCTTGGTAACGTAGATATTCTAGACCTTATGATTTCTGCAGATTACAAAATCGACAGTAAGCAAAACGGTCAGGGCGTATGGTACGTAAACAGAACTATCGAAGCTGCTCTACATAAAGCTGCACTTAACAAAGTTGGAGCTGGTGGTGGACTAAGATTCGATAACTACCAAGGTGAGCAAGTTCTTATGTTCTTAGACTGCCCTGTTAGACGCATGGATGCCCTACTGGATAGTGAAGCAAGAGTAATTGCTTAATAAAGGGAGTCTTCGGACTCCTTTTTAAAATATTTAATTAATTTTAAGGAGAATAATATGTACGGTGGAGTAGCATTTGATTTTGAAAATCAACTTTCGACTGAACAAGTTTTTACAGGTGCGGCTACTGTTTCTACAGACTCGTACCAAAAACAAACTGCAGCTCAAGACATTAGTATTGGTCGCAGATTGGCCCTTCTTGTTCTACCAGCACTCGTAGACGCTGACCCAGCCGCTACGCATACGTTACAAGTTATCCAAGCTGACAATGCAGCTTTGACTTCAAACGTAGAAGTTCTAAATACTGTAACGGTATTAGGTACTAAATTAGTTCTTGGTGAGCAAGTAGAAGTTCCAATTCCTCAAGGTGTTATGACTAAACAATTTATTGGTTTCAGACATAGTGCTGCAGGTGGAACAGACAACGACGCTACTCTTGACGTGTACATCATGCCTCAAGATGAGATTGCTAAATACAAAACTTTCCCGAAAGTTGTTGACGCTAAAGTATAAGGAGTCAAAGAGACATGAATACGAAAAAAATGCCATCAATGCCTGTTATTACGCCAACTGGTGGACCAACTCCACCAGTTGAGTCTAACGATCTTACAACACCTAATCATGAAGAAGCTACTCTACCTTCAGCTACTCTTCAAGACCCTGAAGTTAGTTTAGCTAACAAAGCTACTCTACCTGCAGTATCTAGTAGAGGAATTAAGGTTGTCGCACAAAGAAATGGGTTTTATAATCAAGATCGTAAAAGAGCTGGAGATATTTTTTACATTAAATCAGCTGAAAACTTCGGCAATTGGTTTACTTGTGAAGAACCTGAACAAGAAGCTCTAAGAGTAGAATTTATTAGAAACAAAAAGGCGAAGAAAAAATAGTCCTCGCCTATTAACTTAGTTGCGAGGGTAATATGTATAGTAAAGCACAAATTTTTAATTTAGCACTTTCTCACTTATTACTCTCGGAACAAGTATCAGACACAGAAACCAACAAAGTGTCTAACAATGTCAAAGTTTTAAATCTTCATTGGGAAACCGCTTTAAATACAGTCCTTCAAGAGCTTGATCTAGATTCTCTGTCAGAACCAATTCCTTTGGAGCTTATGGCCGAACTCAAAGAAGGTCCGTGGAATTACGTTTACAAATATCCTTCTCGTTGTGTCTACATTAGACGTATCGTTTCAGGCGTTAGATTAGACAATTCTGATACTTTTATCGCAAAACGTACTGGATTATACCAAGGGAAGAAAGCGATCTTTACAAACGAGTATAAAGCCATTTTAGAGTGTATTACGAATGACATTCCTTTGGAAGCTTTGACTCCATCTGCAGGCATGGCACTTTCTTTGTATCTTGCAAGTTTATCTTCACCTTTGATTACAGGTAAGGGTGCAGCAAGACTCAGAGAAAGTTTATTTCAGCAATATTTAATTCATCTAGATAAAGCTAGAGGAATAGATCAACTTGAAAACTTCAACTATGATTGTCCTGCTGAACGTTCGGAGTTTGTAAGAGTGAGGATGAGCTAATGGCCCTAAAACCACAACTTAGTTTTTCATCGGGTGAAATCGACCCAATACTTCATGACCGATCTACATTAGAGCGATTTCAAAATGGTCTTGCTACTGCTCGAAATGTAATGATCGGAAAAACTGGTAGCGTGATGTCCAGGTTCGGTAGTAAGCATTTAATTAAAGCTAAACATGACGATATTCCCATCCAAATTTTCTCAATGACAAACTCTGACTATTTTTTAGAGTTCGGAGTTTATTTTGACGAAGATGAGGAAGAATACGTTCAATACATCATCGTAAGAAGAAAAAGCAACGGAGAAGAGTTGTGGGAGTTTAACTCACTAACAAATGGTGATTTAGGTTTTACTCCGTTCGATATTATCGCCAAAAATTTACAATTCGTTCAAAGTAGAACTTTCGTTTATGTATTTGGAGGTTCTAACACTTCAATGTACGCATTGAGGATTACGTATGATGGGTTTTGGAGTATATCTTATCAGACAGGAATATTTAATGCTCCTGCTGCTCCTACTGCTTATAGTTTCGACGCAAGTACCGACCCAGCAGCTTATCAAATTATCTACGCTTTTACTTACGTGAGAAACGGTCAAGAGTCTCTTCCTAGTAACACGTCTCCTAGTACAATTAGGAAACCTAACAATGCTACTGCTTATGTTAATTTAGAGATTACTTTAGGTCCTGTTTCAATAGGAATAAACAACATAAATGAAGTAAGAATTTATCAAAGACCTAGAGAAGGTGCGGCCTTCGGTTTTCTAGGAAGAACTACTGATATTTATGTTGACGGAGCTGTTATTAAAGCAAATTTTAAAGATTTAGGTTTTAGTCCAGATTTCGGAAACGGTTTACCTTCTCAAGTTTTACTGGAAGGAAATAACAATTTTATAACCAACTTATCGAACGCTTACATAGGTACAGGAGCTATTTATCAACAAAGACTTATTCTTGGTAACTTGAGAAATATTGACGACGAAGCGATTCTTGCTTCTCGTCCTGGACACCAGAATAATTTTTATCGTGACTTCCCTTATGATGCTGACTCAGCTTTAAGATTTAAAGCAGGTTCTTCAGGTACGGCCAAAGTGTTAAGAATTGTCGAGAGTGAGGGATTAGTAGTTTTCACTACTATCGGTGTTTTCGTATCGTTAGGGATTTTAAGTGCTAACAATTTAGCTTTAGATAAAAGAGGCAATTGGGTAATTGATGAAAGAGTACCTCCTTTATTAGTTCCAGGTGCTTTATTTTTTGTAGATAAATCTACTAACAGTATTAGAGAGTTAAGTTTCTCTCAAGAACGTGGAACGTATATAGCTAACAACCAAAGTGTTTTTAGCGATCACTTATTTAAAGAGAGAAGAGTTGTCTCATGGGCATACCAAGAAGGTGAATCTCCTTTAATTATCGTATCTTTTTCAGATGGAAAATTTGCTATTTTTACTTACGATCTTGAACACCAAATGAAAGCTTGGACTAGGCAAGATTCGATATTACCGATTGAGCAAGTGGAGTCTACTCATACGCCAGATCAGACTTTTCTAGTAGTTAATAAAAATGGAACTAGATACATTGACGTGACTGTTCCTAGATTTGTTCCTTATTGGATTTATGAACAATTAGAGTTAACTAGCATTGTAAATATTTTAGAATACTCTGCTTTTGCAGATTCAATCGTTCGCAAAGTAAGGTCTTTGTTTAATGAGTTGAGAGGGAACTATTTTGAGATTACTCCTGTTACACCTGACGATTGGGAAGGTTTATTATCAGTAAAAGTAATTAGAGTAGACCCTATTGTTCCAGGAATATTTTTTCCAGGAGAATTAGGAGAAGTTGGTGTTAAACTAAGATATTTTGACAAAGATCAATCATCTATCACTTTAACAATCGAAGAAGTGATAGACGCTTATGAAGTAATAGTAAGTAGCGAGTTTAATGTTCCTGAAAATATTAATGATTCATTCATTGACTTATACGCTGTTCATAATGAGATTGACGGACTTGAGCATTTAGAAGGCGAGCAAGTATCGGTAGTGTGTGACGGAATTATAGTGAGTTCTCCTTACAACGATAATTACGACGACACTCATTTAATTCTTACCGTGACAGATGGAAAAGTAATTCTTCCTTTAGGTATTGACTCAGCGGTTTCTTTGGTAGGTAGACCAATTGTAGCAGACATCGAAACTCTTAACGTAAGTACAGTTGAACAAAGTCCTGTAACAATAGAATCAATGACAGTTAATAAACTCTACGTAAGAGTTCACGAGTCTAAAGGGTTATTTGTAGCAAACGAATTTCCAGAAAATAAGCTTCACGAAAAAGATGGAACAAGCGTTAAAGACATGGAAAATCTTCTTGAATACGATGTTCCTGATAATGTAGACTTGATAGCTAATAGACCTAAACCTTATGTAAGCAAAAGAGTTGAAAGAACTTTACCAGGTAGTTGGGAAAATAACGGAAAGCAATGTTTCAGACAAGTAGACCCTTATCATTTTCAAATTCTTTCGATTATTGCAGACATTGAGATAGCAACAAGGAGTAATAGATAATGGCAGCTCAATTACTAATCTACGGAGGAATAGCTGGTCTTCAAATGGCTGGTGGTTACTTCGCATCTCAAAACATAAAAGAGTCAGCTAGAATAAACCAAGAAATAGCAAATATGAACGCTGAGTTTGCAGAGCTTGATGCTTATGACATGGAAATGGAAGGCTACACTCAACAAGCTCGTTATCAATCGGTAATTGATAATACGTTAGCACAACAACAGTTAGCTATGACAGCAGCGGATATTGATACGAGTTACGGAACTGCAGCTTCTATTCAAGAAGAAACTAGATTTATCGGTGAGATGAACTTAATGGAAATTGAAAAAGAAGCTCAAGAGAAAGCTTTAGGCATAACTCGTCAAGCGAGAGAGTTCAGAATGAGTGGCGTAATGGGCGTAGCTGAAGCAGAACAACAAGCTAGTTCCGTCATGTTTAATGCGGCTACAGGTGCAGCTCAAACAGGTGCTACAGGATATAAAAGGAGCAGATAATGGCAGTAGAAATTCCAAGACTTCAACGTATTCAAGGTTCTGACGGAATACCTTCCGCAGGTAGAATAAATGTTCAGGCCAGAAATTCAGCTGCAGACATTTCAGGAAGAACAAGAGCATTAGCTTCTCTTGGTAATGAAATGGGTGAAATTTATCAAGAAGCAGAAAACGATAAAATTAAAAATTTAAGTTATAAGTCTGAACAAGACTATGCCAAGTGGTCAGCTGGTGAACTTCAAAGATTGAAAAGTTATGAAGGCGACCCAACTCAAGCGTATGCAGATTTTGAAATAGAAGCACAGAAAAAACGTGAAGAGATTTTAGGTTCTACTTCAGGAATGAGCGACAGAGTTCAAAGACACGTTCGATCTAATTTTGACAGAAATGTTGCTTCTCAAGAAATTCAAGTAATGAAACAAAGAGGAGCACAACAAGAGGCTTACGATAATAATTTATTTGAGTCCACAGTAGCTCTTAAGAGAAACAACCTTGCTATCAATGCTGGTTATATTCGCAAAGACGATCAAGGCTCTTTTCTTCCTTTTGATAACAACATTGCTGACATTAAAACCACAGTAACTAAAAGAGCTATTGATAAAGGTCTAGCTCAAGTCCTTCCTGAAGACGCAAAAGAATGGAGTCACATTTACGAGAACGAAGACGGTAAAATGGTTAAGGTTAATCTTAGCGATATTACTAAACAACGTGTAGCTCAAGAACTTTCTTCAGGTGTATCAGCTTCAATCAACTCAATGTTGGCAGCTGGTTACAAAGAAGAAGCTAAAGCGGCTTACGATAGATATAATGGTTATATTGACCCAAAAACTCAATTAACTTTAAGTAACAAATTTAAAACAGCTGACGTTAAAGACTCAGCTTATAAAGAGATCAGCAAGCTTAGAGGCAAAAGTGAAGACGATCAACTTAAATACATCAACAATATTCAAGACTCTGAGTTAAGATCAGAAGTTTTAAAAATTAAAGACACTGACGACAACCGTCTTCAGAATTTAAGAACAAGAAAAGAAAACGCTAATTACAATACTCTTGCTACTCGTGTAATGGAGAGAATGAACTCCAACAATCCTTACTATGGTATGGCCGATCTTGAGAGCGACCCTATCTATCGTGAAGTTTGGGACAATATGAGCGTTAAAGGCAAAAAAGCAGTCATGGAAATGGTTCAGCAACCAAAGGAAACTAACCCAGCTTCAGAAATGAGAGTTCAAAACTTATTCTTTGGTCTTGATACAGAAAACCAAGTTGAAACAGTAACTCCTGAAAAATTTGCCGAAATGTTAACAGGTCTTAATTCTTCAGATCGTAAAAAGTATATGGGAATGTATGAACGTTTAAGAACTCAATCTGAAGGTGAACAACGTGCTATGTATAAACAAGCTGGCGACATGCTTCGTAATCAGCTTTTGATTGATGAACATATTGTAAGAGATAAGTTCGGTAAAATATCAGGTAAAGATGAGATAACTCTTTTGAAAGCGCAAAACAATCTTATAGATCACTTATCGAGTCAGTACGGTTCTTTTAACTCTAAACAGCTCAAAGACTTTGTTACAGAGTTTAGTGCAGCTGAAATTAAAAGAAAAACTTTTGTACCTAGAGACAGAAGACCTGTGACCACTACTACAGCGAGAATAAACGGTCAAGCTAACTCAGAACTATCACCACTTGAAGGATTGAATCGTACCCAAGTTGTAAGATTTATGAGACAATATCAAGCTGCTGCAGGATTGGACGAAGCACCGCCTACCACTAACGAAGCTTTTCTAGAATACGTAAGAACTCAAAGAAAATAAGGAACTCAAATGGAAAACGAGACAACTAAACTTTTAACTTCAGCATTAGCAGCTAATCAAACTGAACCTGAAGAAGCTGCTCAGAATATTGAGCGTTCAAAGTTTTACGAAGTATCGCCTGACACATACAAAGGTTTAAAGACTCAGCTTGACCCTGAGATAACTGCAATTGAAAGAATACCTGCTCAGGTAGGAAATGTAACAGAAGATTACTTAAGACAATCTGAGCAGCATCTTGCTCTTGCTAAAGACGATGTTGGTTTCCTGGCCAACATGGAAAAACGTCTTAACTTTTATAAACAACAAATTTTTGAAGTACCTGAGTTAAACAGAGAGATCAACGCTCTCACTAATAAAAAAATTACTGAAGGTTCTTTATCTCAAGGTGAAGAAGAAATGCTTCAAAACCTTAATTTATCAATGGCTGAGATCAGTGAGGAAAGACCTGAAGAGATCGGTAACTTGGAAGGTTTCGGAGTGGACATTGCTTCTGCTACAGGTGACTTCATTCGTTCATATTGGGAAAACAAAGAATTACTTGCAGGTTCTATTGCTGGTGGGGCTGCTATTGGAGCTGGTGTAGGAGCTGTCTTTGCTGGTGTAGGAGCTGGACCAGGAGCATTGGCAGGTGGTATCAAAGGAGCAGTAGGAGCTTCAGTCGCTATCGGTTTCCTAGACGGTTATTCTCAAATGAGAGGTTCTGTTTATAACGAACTCTCTTTGGCAGTTGATGATAAAGGTAATCCTTTAAACATTCCTCATGAAAGAATGGCAAATACAGCAATGGGTGTAGGAGCTATTTCAGGTATTGCTAGTGCCGCAGCAAGTAAGGTTCTAACGTCAAATAACCCACTTTTAAAGCGTTTTTTATCACCAAAGACTGCAAGTAAGCTTTTAACGAGTAACCCTGCTCTAATGGCTAAAATGGAAGTCCTGGGAGGCATGGTAAATTCGATCGTAGCTGAAGGTGGAGCTGAAGGTCTTTCTGAGCTGACTAATATTTTTGGCCAGGAGTTTGCTAAAACAGATGAGTCTGAAGCAAGTTTCATGAACGCTCTCGACAATACTTTAACAAGTGAAAACTTACAACGTGTCGCTTACTCAGCTGCAGTAGGTGGAGGTACTGGTGGAGCTATCTCTTCTGTAAGTGCTGTTCCAGGATATGTAAATTTAAAATCACAGTATGAAACATTTCAGGGTATTGAACAAGAACGCCAAACTGTTCTTAATACTCAAAATACTATGTTAGAGCTTGCTAACGACATTAAGCAAACTAAGATGAATAAGTTATCACCTGCAGAAATGGGTAATTTTAAAAAACAATTATTCTCAGCTGTAGGTATTGATGAGAATGTTTTCTTTACGATTGAAAGTTTAAGAGAGTTTTCAAACACTCCTGAGAAAGGTGATTTAATTAGAAAGAAGATCGACCCTAACGGTGAAATGACAAGAATGGCCCAGGAGCTTAATACTCCAATCGAAATGAGTAAAGCTGATCTTCTTGATATTGTACTTGAGTTTCCTGAAGTAACTGACATTATGAGAACAACTCCTGACGGTGAAAGTCCTGCAGACATTAGAAACGATAAGAGAACTTTCAGTGAAAGATTAGATCAAGCTCAATCTCGACAAACTGAAATCCTAGATTCCTTGGAAGCTGACCAAGAATTGACAGATGTAGATAAAGAACAACTTCGTAAAGCTCTTGACCCTGTAAGAGATTCAAGACATTTTACAAATGAAGCAGACTATCTAGACAGTGTTACGTTCACTGAGAATTCAATACTTTCAGCTAAAGAAGCTGAAGCTTTGAACACTACTCACTTAGACGCTAGACTAGAAGTAGCTAGAGTTTTAAGAGAGGACGTGGACTCTGAATATCAAGCTATCGAGAATAGAATCTTCAGAGACGTAAACTCTAAAGACATTCAAAATGATCTTAATAAACTCGATACGGAGTTTAAAATTCTTGAAAGATTCACCGATAGAAAAAATACTTCTGAAGCAGGTATGGCAGCGGTTCAATCGCACACACGTAAAGGTTTTAGTCCTAGTGCTATTGACCCACGTTCATTACCTGAAGATTTGAGAGCTACGTTTCTGGAAGACCCAATTCTCAAGAGACGTAAAGTTTTTGTAAATGGTGGTCTTAACATTGAAGAGTCAGCTGCTCTTAACGGAGTAAGTTCAGGTGCGGAGCTTTTAAGAATCTTAGCTAACACTCCTTCAAGAAATCAAGTAATCAAAAACAGAGAGCAACGTAAAATTGAATTACGTAACAGAATCAATCAAACAATTAAACCTAGTAAGTTACTCGATAGAGATAAAGCATTTGAAAATTTAACTCGTCTCCACGTTAAAGAAATGGAGTACATGAGAAGTAAGGAATGGCCTACGCTTAAACGTGGTATCATAAAACTTGCAGGTCAAACTCCTAGTGTTGAGTCTTTAAATCAAAAAGCTAAAGCAGATATTGGAAGATCAAGAATTCGTGACTTGAACGCTAATCGTTTCAAAGTTGGTGAAAGAAAATCTCAAAATGAAGCTATGAAAGGTTTCTTAAAAGGTGAGTTTGAAGCAGCTTACGCAAACAAAGAAAAAGCAGCATTGAACAATGAGTTCCGTAGAGAAACTATAAAAGCCCAGGATAAAGTAGCATTGAACGAAAGATTCTGGAAAAGAGCAAATAAACCTAGCGTTCAACAAGAACTAAAAGACGCAGGTTACTTGGAAGCTATGAATGACTTCATGTCAGCTTATAAGTTGGAAGGTCGAATTCCAAATGAGAGTGAACAAAACAGTTTCAATAAATGGGTAAGACAACAAGAAGATCGAGGCGAATACGTTCCAGTTATTCCAGATCGTCTGACTAACACTCAAGCTTCATTCAAAGATTTAACTGTAGATCAGTACCAAGAAATAACTGACATGGGTAGAACAATTCTACACCAGGCCAAATTGAAAAATAAGTTACTAAAGCAATCTGAAGCAAGAGCTGAGTTTAGAACAGCTGAGATGATCGGTGAAGAAATTGCTCAAGCTACTCAAAGTAACATTAAATTCGATGCTGAAAACATGGAAAGAGAAAATGCCAGGTATTTATCTTTCACTGAAAATATTAAAAATAAGTTTGAAACATCATTGAGTGCAGTATCTTCAGTTAAGACCATTGTATCTGAGTTGGACGACTATAAATTTAATGGGTTATTTCACCGTTTAATAGGAGAACCGATTAAAAACGCAAGAACAGCAAAGCGTGATGAGATCGGAAGAATTGAAGCACACGATAGAAAGATTATCGAAACTATTTACGGAATGGACGAGTTTAAGAAAATGTTCAACGAGTTCGTAGATATTCCTGAGTTCAACGACATTCCTACTCTTGGTGATGGCGAAGGTGCTATAAGGAAAGTTGATCTTTTAGTGTTGCAAGCTTACATGGGCGACCCTGAAGGTCGTCAAGCAATGACTAACTTCATGACTAGAGACGGAAGACGTTTAACTATTCCTGAAGTTCAAACTGTTCTCGATCGTGTACTTACTGAGAAAGACGCAGCGTTTGTTCAAAATTTCATGGTTGATAGATTCAAACAATTTGAACAAAGAAGTTTTGACCTTCAGATGAGAACACTAGGCGTAGAACCTGATATGGTAAAAGGTGAACAAGTAATTCATAAAGGTAAAGTTTTACCAGGTGGTTACTATCCTATCAAACGTCAAATAATGCCTGACGAAGTGAAAGCTGCTAAATATTTTGAGAATTTAAAAGAGAGTGTAGGTGAACTCACAGGTACAGACGAGAAAGCTTTCTTTTCACGAATGAGAGCAGCTGAAATGACTCAACAAGGTCGTTTAAAAGATCGTACTGGAAGTGACAGACCTCTAGACATTACTTTTGAAAACGTATTCGATTTTACTGAAGAAGCTGTCCACGATCTTAACTTTAGAGAAGTTGGAATAGACGTTCTTAAAGTTTTAAAAAATCCAATCAACGTTCAAAATATGAAGGGCGTAATTGGTCCTAAAAAATTCACAGCACTTTTAAATGGTGTTAAGGACGTAGTAAGTAAAACAACCGAGAGAGAATCAACTCTCTTTGGTGAAGAATACCAATTTGTAAACAATATCATTCAGAAAGCTCACTCACTCCACGCTGTAAAAGCAATTGGATTAAACTTAACGTCAGCTGCAATTCAGGTGGACTCTTTACCTAACTTAATGTTGAGATTAGGACCTAAGACAGGACTGTACCTTTCTAAAACCGCTGCGAAGATAACTGCTAATCTTAAAAACTACCAAGAGTATGTAGACTTAGCTTCAGAAATTAACCCTGATATTAGGTTTGAAAAAGACGGTATCGACTCTTCAATTATTAAAGAATCTTACGACTTCATTCCTGCTAGTAACACTTTCCTGAAGAATTATAAAAACTCTTCAGCTCAAGCGTTCTCTAGAATAAGAGAGGTTCAACGTAAAGCTGTAGACGCTTCTTTCTATCTTGTAAGACAAGCTGACCGTTACAACAAAGTTGTTGCAACAATGGCGGTGAGTGAACAGTTTTTAAATGGTGACATTGAAGGTTTCCCAATTGAAAAAGTTCAAGCAATGTCTGAAGCTGAAAGAGCTAAAACTATGAGAAGCGTAGTTCAGCAAGCGATCGACTTAACTCAAACTTCAAGTGCACCTGAAGATAAAACAGCTCTAGAGAAAAATCCTGTAGCTAAAATCTTCACTCGTTATTGGACAGATAGGAGAGCAAGATTAACAAGTACGCTTGCGTTAGTTGATAAAGCTAAAGGTCAATATAAGAAAGGTCAATACGGTCAAGTCGCTGCAAGTATAGGGACTCTAGCTCTTGCTTCAGGAGTTAGTGCTGCATACGTTGGACTAATTAGACAGAACGAAGACTCAATCTGGGAAGAACTGAAGAAAGTTAAAGACCCTGACGATGTTGCAGACTTCGCTCTCGATATGGCCTGGAACTTTGCTAAAGCTCCAATCGAACAAACGTTAGACGTTATTCCTATTGTAGATAACATTAAATATCAAACAGAACTAGATATTAAATCGGACTACAGAAACGTGAGTACGCCTCTCTTTGGTGTTGCGAGTGATGTAGCAATGGGTGTAGTAGCTCTTAAAGATGTATTAGGTGGAGTAAACTCTAGCATCAGAAGTATGATTAAAAAAGGTGAACTTGAAAGTCCTTTTAGAAGAGTTAACTTGAGTAATGTTCAACAAAAATCCCTACTCACTAACATGGGTTATTTAATTGGTGGAGCACCTACTAATGGCATGAACAAAGCTCTTGAAGCTTTACAATCACGTGAAGTTAGACGAGGTAGCAAATTTGTAGCGAACGAAATTCAACAACTGAATAAAGAGATTAAAGTTTTCACAGATATGTTCAGAGACGTTCCTGAAGCTCAACAATTCATCGACGATCTTAAAGAGTATCAACAAACTCTTCCTCAAGATGAAAAGTCTATTAAAAACATTATTCCAGAAAATGCGAAAGAAGTTATCAAAGGTAACACTCCTTGGAATAAGATTGACCCTGAAACAGGAGCAGCTGGTATTTATCAATTCACCGAAGAACGTTGGAATGAGATCATGACTCTAAATCCTGAATTGGGACTTACAGAAAACGGACGTGTAGCTAAAAGTCCAGCTCAACAAGAGAAAGCTATGCAATGGGAGCTAGAAGACAACGCAAGAAGTTTAATGGCTTTTCAAGTTCCTGTAAACAACGAAACTCTCTTTGGTGCTCATAAGTTCGGTTTCGATAATTTCGTAGCAATTTACACGGCCAAGGATAGTGAAAAATTAACTGATCTAATAGGTGAGGAAGTAAATAGTCCTGTATTTAAAAACCTTCAAACTGTAAGATCAGTTAAGAACTACGTAAAGAATTTTAATTAATTGACAACTTTTTTCGACAGTGAAAGGATTTTAATATGTCAAGAACACAATACGCTCCTAAGCAAATTTATATCGGTGACGGTTCTCTAGATACTTTCACCTTCGACTTTAAAATCGAGTCTGAGACGCAATTATTAGTTGTGCAGGTCGATTCTAACCTTCAAGAGTTGAAACGCTTTAGAGGGAACAATACGGACGAAATAGGTAATATAAATTTCAACACTATGGTAGGAGGCGGAACGGTTGTTCTAACTTCAGCTCCTATACCTGGAACTTACTTAATCTTACTTTTAGCTAACGATGCTCCGACTCAACCTTACGAGTTCTCAAACAAAATGAGCTTCAACTTAAAACGTATTGAGATGGCCTTAGATTTTATCCTGGGTGCAGTTCAACGTTTAAGTTATAGAGCAAAGCAAGCTTTAAAAATTCATGATCTCGACAACGAAGAAACGTTTGATTTTCAACTTCCTCCTGGAATAACAGATCAAGCTAACAGAACCTTTGTAATCAATGAAGACTCTACAGGTGTTAAATTTGGTCCAACTACTCAAGAGATCGCAAACGCTCAATCGTATGCTGAAAGCGCACTAGAGAGTGCAACGAACGCTAACTCATCTGCGGAAAGTGCTGCGGAAAGTGCTGAAGAAGCTTCTGACTCTGAAGAAGCTACAAGATTTTTTGCAAACTTATTCCTTTTCGATTTCTTTGAACAAGTTGACGACACTGACAGTCCAATTGATGTGTTACTTGAAAATAACAGTACACTCTACTTGGCAATTGATGAGAATGACAACATCACTTTCAATCTTCCAGATTTATCGACAGTTGATGAAAATTACAAAATTGCAATCATTAAAAATAGTGATTCTGAAAATCATATCGAAGTTATTCCTTTTGAAGATAACACTGTAAACGGTGCTACTTCATACGAAGCTTACCAAAGAGGCATCGGAGTTGTTCTATATAAGGAAAGCGAAACAAATTGGGGTGCTAAATTTTTCGCTTTTACTGAGTCTACAGGAATAAGTAACCTACCTGCAGGTGGAGCTGTTGGAGCAGCTTTAGTTAAGAAATCTCTTGTTGACGGAGATGCTGAATGGGACGACTTAGTTCTTCAAGGTTTCTCATCTCGACTAAATGCTTATTGGTCTTCTAACGGCTTAAGAGATTTCTTTGAAAAATTCTTAGCTTTCATTTACTCACCACCAGCGATCGCTTCTTTTACTGGTTCATCGAATATTCTAAGAGAAAAAGGAACTGTAGTTTCTGGGATTACTCTTAGTGCAAATATAACAAAAACGGCAAATCCTTTAGCAAGAATTAGATTTCTTCAAGGTGCTACAGTAATTGAAGACATGAACCCACCTGCAAGTACAGGTAGCGGTGTTAGAACTGCTGATTACAACACGGATTTTTCAGATACAACTCAATTCAGAGTTGAGGTTACTGATACTACTACGGTTGAAGGTGGACCAACCACTGTAGGACAAAACTTAAACTACAACTTTGTTTACCCTTACTATTACGGAACAGGTCTTCCAGGACTTTCGGCTGCGAACGTAGCTACTTTAACCAAAGACGTAATAAATTCTAACAACAACTTAAGACGCAATTTCACAACTAACGGAAGCACAGTAGGTTATTTTGCTTATCCTGTTTCTTACGGAGCTTTGACTAAGATTGAAGACTCAAACGCTTTCAACGTTACTGCTTCATGGGAAAGAAGAACTGAAAACATTACTGGTCTAGACGGAACTCCTGTTTCATATTACATTTACGAATTTAAAAACGTACCAGTAGCAGGTACAACATATTTCGACTTCATTAGATAAGGATATTTTATGATGAGATTTTTTATTCTATTTATCTTCTTGGTAATTTCATCTCAAGCAATTGCTCAGAGTGGTATTCCATTACAGACAAATTTTGATGTTCAAGTAGCATTACCGATTGATTCAAGACAGAGCATGCCTACACTCAGCGATAGAGATAATATCGCTTCAGGTATTCGATGGAAAGGAATGATCGTTTATGTCAACGAAGACGATAAACATTGGGCCTTAATTGGAGGTACTACAAATGCTTTCTGGACAGAGATAGGTGGAGGAAGCGGTAAAGGTATTGGTGAATTTGAACCTGAAAAGGCTTACGACCAATACTCAGTAATTTTAGTACCTGAAGAATTTAAACTCTATTATGCTTTAGAAGATTTCGTTTCTTTAGAAGATTTCGACCCTGCTGATTGGCAAGAAATATCTCCTTTACCTGCTGACCCAGTTTTTGACAGCGTAACAGTCGGTGACATTGTAATCGGTTCTAATGAAATTACAGGCGTTGAAAATCTAGAATCAGAAAATATCTACTCATCAATTTGGAGCCCTCTACATATTCCAATTATTGATAGCTCAGGAAAAATTGTAACGATACCAAATTTTGAAATCAATGTGACAAATGATATTAAAATTCCTGAAAGATTATTTTTATCGGGTGGGAATGGTTACGTTATCGGTGGAGGAACTCTTAAAAACAGAATTGAGCACTTTGAAGACATAGATTTTTTAACTGGTGGCCAACTAACATACACAACAGCAACTAGAGCAAAATCAGTCATTGGTTCAAATAACTATGACATTGAAAACTTTGTGAAGTATCCAAACTTTTTGGAAGGTTCGACAGATCAATATACTTGCATTGCTTGTACTCCAAGCATTGTTGTTGGTAGTGGCGTTGTTGCTGGAACAAACTCGCTTAAGATAACGCACGCTACGACTTCTCAATTAACTTTTGAGGCCCCAACGAGTGGTCAACTTGGGCAATATGTTACGCTAACAATGTCGGTTAAAACCGATACGATTACCCATATCGTTCCAGTTTCAGACACCGTTGGAGACATTACAAATCAATGGATTATTTCACCATCTCCAAATTATCAAACAGTCACGATTACTTATCCTATGGGTGCGACTAGCACAGGATTTTTTGTAATCCCTCAAGATGGTGGAGAAACTGAAATTTCTCAAGTTCATCTGAAAAGAGCAGAAGATAATAGTCGTAGCGTTGTTCTAAGCACAGACCCAGTTCCATGTATTTTCCCAACGCTCGCATGGGGAGGTTTGGGGACTATGACTGAAAATAGTCTCGAGTGCCAAAGAATTGGGGACAAGCTATATGTCACAGGGGTAATTAGGTCGGGTACGGTTAGTGCGTCATCAGCTCAAATGCCTATGCCAATAAATTGGGGAAGCATTACAAATCATGTCCCAAGTGGAACGTCACTTGGAAAACAATATGGAACATATATCCACTCTACTTCAAGTCCAAACAAGGGTGGATTTCTGGTAAATGGAACTGATGCAACAAATATTCGATTTGGTGCAAATACCGCTTTTAGCAGTTCCACAGTAAATGCGTATGCTCCTGCCGTTGGTAGCTCAGTTTCTGGAACCGACCAATATTTAATTTTTAATATGGTTTTGACAATTGCCGAATGGCAAACAGGTGCTACGGTCACAAGACTTGATTGTGCTATTGGTGATTTGAGGTGTGAGAATGAAATAACTTTTACTTATGATGGCACAACCATTAGAGATCAGTTTTTAAACTCATACTCTTTTACAAGGTCAGGGACTTCAAATTCTGAAAAAAATATTTCTCTAACTGACTTAAACTTAACTAGACCACTAGACTGCGTATCATCGGGAAGAACTAACGCTAGTACATCAATTGCGTACTATAAATCAGTAAGTACAAATACAACCGCCACGATCACTACTGCGTCTGGTGCGAACGTATTTAGCGACCTCGGATTCACAACAACCTGTTATAAAACTGGAGGTGATATCTACTACGGCCCTAACGATGTTCTTTCATGCGAAAATGTAATATCGGCAAATGAAGTCAAGTGCGGTCGTGATGATATTAATAACAAGCCTGTCTATCGTCGAACTCTTCAAACGACAAGTGCAGTAAGTAACGCCACTGTAGTTGTTGCCAATATCGGCACAAACTTGCAATTAAAAAACTTTGTTCCTTACGGCACGAATACTTGGCAATATGCATACTACGATAGTGCTGCGGTGAATACTTACTACTATATTTACTATAATGGTGGTAACGGTAATATTACTATACAAGTTGGAAGTGCGATGACTGTAAGAGCAGATTTACAAATTCCACTAATTTACACAAAACCTTAAGGGGAATAAAAATGAAATACTTTTTACTATTTTTAATTTCTTTCACGATTCACGCACAAGATGAAATTAAGCTATGGCAAAAACTTAATGCTGTTGGAACTTGTGCAACACTTGAAAACCATACGATTTATATGGAAGAAAAAGATTGCAAAAACGCTCATGGCGAGTGCGCTCTTTTAACTGTTAATTGCGCCTACGCAAAACTAGCACAAAGAGAAGTAGACGACTTAGAAAAACCAATTTTTGAAGTTGTCGAAACTTCTTGCGAAGAAAGTGAAGATCAATCACAAGTTTGCACAGAAACAAAACTAATTGGCTACGAGAAGAAAACTGAATATTACACAGAGATCGATGGTGCAAAAAAGCTTGCTTATGATGCTCAGGTTATCAACGAAAGACTTTTTAGAATCCAAAAAGAAAAGGCTGAATGTGGTCATGACGTAGTTCTTTTTGTTGGTGCAATAAACCAGACAAAACCAAATTTAACAGCTGAACAAGTTAGAGAAGTAACCAATAGGACTCGTGAAGTTTCAGATGATTTAAAAGATGGAGCTTTAGAGTTGGCTTTTATCGGGGCCATGTCTCTTGATCTAACTGGAACAATATTAGACAATAACGACAAGCAAGTCATTCTTGGAAAGATTCAAGAGTGTATTAACAGGTTTAAGTAAACAAGGAAATCAGGATGATTGAGAAAGTGGGTGGGGTTTTTAAGATTGCATCAGTTGGGATTTTAGTAGTGGGTGCGGTTTCAATGCTTCCCCTTTTAACTCCGATTGCCAATGGAGTAGGCCATATCTTTCATGCTGGAAAAACTGTTAAGGAATACGAAACAAGGCTTTTGGACGTAGAGAGAAAAGTTCACGGCATAGAGGGGTTAATCAAAGATCAAAGATCAGTATGGTGTCTTGACAGGCTAACCGAAACTAAGAATCATAGCGTAATTGAGACTTGTTCACGTTGGTTAAGGGAATGACTATTCGCAATAAACGCTCTGTCAATTCCAGATAGTTGAAAATTATTTAACAAGAAGGGTTTATGTATCAAAAAAAAGATCCAAAAGTAACTGTTTCGATTCTTGGATTTATTCCATTTATGACGCTTTGTATTTTAATTTACTGCCTAACAATTACTGGATGCTCAACTATTACTGACCAAGTTGATCCAATTGTAATTAATCCACCAGTGGTTCAAGAACCTTCACCGCCAACCCAAGTGCCAAGTGCTAATAAATGCACTCACTCCAAAGCACTAAATGCGCCATGGAAAAACGCTTCAACTTCAATCGTTATCGACGCTTACCAAGGAAATCCAATTGATTGGAATAAAATGAGTGCTGACAAAAGAATGATTGGGGTTATCCATCGTTCTGCTCAAGGTATGAGAGTCGATACTAAATACGTTGAACGTAGAGCTGAAGCTAAGAAGCGTGGTTATTTGTGGGGAGCTTATCATTTAGGTGATCGTTCTGACGTTAAGAAGCAAGCTGATCTTATGCTTTCACAAACGGACGCTGAGACTCTTTTAATTCTTGACCTAGAAGACCCAGCTCAAACAAAGTTCATGACATTAGATCAGGCCGTAGAATTTATGAAATACGTTTATGAAAAGACAGGCAAGGTCATGGTGGTTTATTCTAATCATTCAGTGGTCAAACAGTTAAATACTAAGTTTCCGAACGAACCGATCTTAAAGAAAGCTAAGTTTTGGTATGCACGTTTTAAACCTAGCGTGACTGACTTTCCTACAGGTATTTGGAAAGGTTATTGGTTATGGCAATTCTCATCTGAGATCAATTGTAAAAAAACAGGTTCATGTCTTTACAACGTTCCTGGAACGCTTTTTGATATGGACGTAAACGTATTTGACGGAAGTGCTAGTAAGCTTGCTTCTGAATGGAACAATTCGCCATGTCTATAAAATTTAAATACGAAAAAGACATAACTAGATCGTGGTTAATGCACCCTAGGTGTCTTTTAATCTTAACTAGCATGTATGTGTATTGTCAGAATAAACAACTTCCATTTGTTGTGACAGCTACAGTTACTACTGAAGAAGAAGATAAAAAAATCGGAAGAAAGTCAGACACTCACCGAACTGGTAGAGCTTTTGATATTTCTGTTCAAGGTTGGCAACCTATGGACGTTGATCTATTCATTATGAAATTTACCAGCGAGTTCGGAGGCTACGGTGCAGTTAACGAATCAGGTAAACCAGTTCTTATTCCTGACGTAAATCATGGAACAGCACCACACATTCACGTTCAACTTCACAGAAGATTTGCAGTAACTTATTCATCGGAGGTACTAAATGAAATTTAATAAAGAATATTTGAAGTCAAAAAGTTTATGGATGGGATTAATTGTATTACTCCTTCCTTTTTACCCTGAAGCTCAAACTGTAGTTACAAGTAACTTTGAAACTTTCAACTCTCTCCTTGGTATCGTACTAGCTGCAGTAGGTGTGAGAGATAGTAACGTTGTTAAAAATCTTAAAGGTGAGTAGCATGAGCAGTGTTACAACTTTAATGACAGCAGCTATGAATATTTTCTCAACTGAGAGACAACTTCATTTCAAAAAGAAACGTCTTCAGTTAGTGAAAGACTTAGAAGCTGCTAAAGCTTTAAAATATCCTCACCACTCCAGGGCGAAAGTTATCCTGGCCAGGAAAGCTCTCGAAGCTTTTGACGAGTCTTTTGCTATGGAGTTCGGAACAGTTCTCACTCAACTTTTAAACAAGGTAGTATAATGAAATATCTAATCTTAATTTTATTATTTGTTTCATGTGCTTCGAGTAGTTCTCAAGAATGGGGTCCGTGGGTAGATAAAGACGTAGACATAATCGAGAGAGAGTGGGCAATTTGTCACGAAGAAAAAGACGGACCGAAGCTTCACATGGCAGGTTTTTGCTGGTCTTTAGATGAGTGTAGAACTCGCAAAACGATTCTTAATAACACTAGAGAAGAGTGTAGAGTTAAAATTGTGCATTGTCCTTGGGGAGATAAAGAATGTATGATTAAATATCACCTCAATGGTGCTAAATTAATACTTAATCCTAGGAGTTAAAATGAAACGTATTTTTGCAGCTATCTTTGTTACCTTATTATTCGCAGCGTGTTCTTCAAAAGTCATTAACGACATTAAGATCGCTACAGCTACCAAAGTGAAAGACAAGTCTCACGAAGTTCTAAGTAAGGCCTTCAAGACTGTTACGGTCGAGGGTGTTGATTGTGAAGTACAAGCTGTTCAACATTCTGAATACCTTTACAGTAAAACAGCAAGTCTTCTGAAGGTTCATGAGAACGCTAAGTCTCTGACTCCTGTAGCTCAGTTGGCGTGTACTGCAGCTGTTCAAGGTTTAAACATGTTGATTCAAAGTCCTGATAGCAGTACGGCCTGTTTAAGAGCTTACGGTGGTGACAAAGTTCTTTACTTAGGTTCTACTATCTGCAATAGTATCGAACTATAAGCACTCACACACACGACTCATGTATAGACCCTCCGAATGGAGGGTTTTTTATTTTCAATCGTCTTTAGACGACTTATCTATGAATGACCCTGTATAGCGAGTTTTTTGATGCTTAGGAGAGCGCAAAGGTTCTGGCCTGGAGTTTATGTCGACTTTAAATTGAACGTCATTTGCGGTGCGTTTTCTGCGTATTTCGAGCTTGATTCTTTCTTGGATATGAGGGAGGTGAAAGTTTTGTTTAATATCGTCGAAACTTTTGAGATCAAGTTCCACAAAAAGATCACGAGTTTCGTAGTCTTTCATTCGAGGTCTTAACCAATCAAGAATTTCGACGATATTATCCATACTATCTCTTAAATTGTTTTACCGCCTGAAGTTTGACGGTTAGCGAGCTTATGATCTGCTCTTGTTTTATTATATGCTAACTTCGCATTAACTGCACCGTCAATGTCTAGATTACAAGCTCCTGCTAAGTCTAAAATTCTAATTATAGCGTCTGCAAGTTCAACTTCAAACATTGTTCTGTGTGGTAAATGATCGTCCATTAAACCTTTTCTCATACCTTCTAAAGCTTCAGATACTTCAGAGTGAACGAGAGCAAGTTTAGAAGCGATAAGAGTAGCTGAAGGTTTAGAATAATTTGGACCAGCTGACTCATGTTCTAAAGCGTAAGCCTCATCTTTAGTCCACCAACCAACTGTTAAGTTTCCATCAAAAATTAAATCAGCAAGAGCGTTTAAATTAGTCTCCATAAACTACCTCGCTACTTGTAACAGGTATAGGAACTAAAAGCTCTGCAGACTGACCAGGTAACTTATGTTTCCACAATTCTCTAACTTTCTTTCTGTCACTTTTTCCCATTGAAGGTGTGAAGTGAAATGATAGAGCTTCAGCTGCTTCAAGTTGTTTAAAGTTAATATTCTTTCTATTACTTTTGTCTTCATAACGGTATCTAGGATTGCCAGCATCGGTGATCTGTTTTCTTACTCTAACTTCCATAATTATCTCCTTGTTCGTTTAATTACGACTCTGTTATTGTCTCGCCCTTTGGTGAACGTCCATTTTAATTTATAATGCTCGCACTTCTTGATAATTCTAGTAATGCTGTTACTGACCGTGATGTTTGCGTCCATAGGACGATCATTAGAATTACCAAAGACTTGTTTTGCGATCTCTTTATAATTCATCTTGCTTCTACCGATCACTTTAATAATTTGTTGTTCTCTTTCGCTAAACATTGTTTTCTCCTATGATAATTTTTTTAGCTTCTTCGATATAATATTTCCAGTCAACGTCTCTCCAATCAAACTTAGAAGCTAAATTACACTCTTTAACCTTCCAACCAGACTGAACAGAAGTTTCAACAATTGCATACTTACTTTTGTTTTTAGTGTGAATTCTTTCGTCCCACTTATCTCGTCCCACTTCTTCAAGAATGGTTTTGAAATATTCATCTTTCAATCCGCTTCGACGTTTGAACTGACCCACTTCACCTTTAGGTGGAGCGACTTTCTTCATCGGTTGTCCACTTACAGAAACATAATATCGAACAGTTTTAAGTTGTTCTTGATCTCCGATGTAGAGTCTAGCGTCACCTGTAGCTTTATATCTCAACATGAAGTCAAAAGGGTCGTGAATAATTCTTATAATTACTTCAACTGGAATACCGTTGACCATTGCTTTTTCAGCTGCAATTCTTGAAGCTAGATTTGAGTAGTCTTTGTTCCACCAACCGTCATAATCTTCAATTGATCTAGGATATTCGTAAGCACCTTTACGTTTTAACTTACCGTCCATTTTTTCAGAAATGTAGTTATTAACGTCTCTAATGAACATGCGTTTGTAACGAGCTTCTTCAAGCTTCAAGCCTGTCATTTCTTCCCAGATACTACACCACAATTTAAAAAAGTATTCATACTCTTTTTTGATTCTAATTGTAATACCGTCAGTGTTGGCCTGGATAAGTTCAACTGAAGGAATTGCTAATAGTAACTCTACAAGCTGAAGTATCTGAAGCTGTCCATTTACAGTAACTGAATATGTGTATTGAGTATCAAAGAAAGGTGAATATTTATTATTCGAGTTTCCATAAGCTCCGTTACCTGCGAGCTTCATAGCTTTATTTCTCGCAGTTCCTTTAGCGTATCGTCCTCGATCTTCTTTTACTTGTTTATATGCCGTGACGAAAGTTTCGCCCAAATGTTCAGGAGCAAATGAGTTAGCAATCCCCACGGCTGGGTACATACCCTCAACGTCAATATCAATAATTTGATAATCTTCGTCGGAGTAGAATATTTTATTTTCTGCAGAAGCGTGAACTCCACCTACACCGAAATGAAAATCAAGTCCTCCAAACTTTCTTTTAAGTTGAGGTCTTTCTTCTTTGGTCAAGTAGACGATCTGACTTTTGAACCATGTAAGAACTTCATTGAAGTCTTCATTTCTAAAAGTGATTTTAGGTAGTATGATTCGATTAAACTCAACATGGGTTCTATAAGTTTGTCTCGGTCTAGAACCGTTGATGAAACATTTATTTCTACCAATGCGGTTAACAAGATACTCTGTACCGATCTTAACGTCAGAGTAGTTTAGAACGTCACCAAAGAGAACTCCGTCATTAAGATACTCTCTTCTCATGTCAATGTGGTGAAGATTGTATCTTAAGAATTTCTCAGTCTCTAAAATGTCGTGAACGTTGTATTTTAAAAGAACGTCCTTCTCTTGGTCATTTAAAGGTCTAACCTTAAATGGTAAGTCTTCAAGAGACTCCGATCTCATAGCAAATTGAAGAGTTTTTAAACTCGTCATTTTATTAGCGTTATCAAAATGATTGATGAGCATTAAATCAATTTGAGGTATCTTTCTTTCTTTGTGATAAATTTTAAAATTAGAACGCCCACCAGCTCTCGCACTATGAATAATGTTGTTACTTAACTGGTGGACCTTAACGTAATCGAAAAAGTAAGGATTCGTTAACAGTTCATGAATGAGAGTGTAATCATAACCTACATTATTAAAACCCACCATTTCAACACCGCAGTTTTGCAGATATGAAAGGTGAGTTAATAAAGCGTCTCTATCATTCTTGCGATCAGAAATCTCGAACTGATAAACCTGGTCATATCCGAAAAACTTACCAGCAAAGGTAAAAATGTTCGGATATGATTCAAGGTCGTAAGTATAATATTGGTTGCTCATACACTCTCAAAAATAAATTAGTTATACATTCCAGGCATACCGTTGTTCATTGGCATCTGGTTTTGTTGCTGACCACCCATCGGAGGCATACCGTTGTTAGAAGGGTATGTCGTCTGCCCCAAATTCTGACCAGCTTGCTGGTTTCCCATTGGAGGCATACCTCCCATCTGATTCATCCCAGGCATACCATTGTTCATTGGCATCTGGTTTTGTTGTGGTTGACTCGGCTGCAAATGACCTGGTAGCACACCGTAATTAGGAGCAGCTTGTTGTTGCTGACCACCCATCGGAGGCATACCACTCATCTGGTTTTGCTGTGGTTGACCGCCCATCGGAGGCATACCACTCATTTGGTTTTGTTGTGGTTGATTCATTCCAGGCATACCACTCATCTGGTTTTGCTGTGGTTGACCGCCCATAGTAGGCATCATTCCAGGCATTGTTCCAGCAGCATGAGGAACTATTTCACCAGAATAAGAAGGCGCATTAGTACCAAAGAGTTGATCTCCACTTGGTGTGTTAATGATCTCTTTACCTGGTTGAATCATCTGAACAGCTGAAGGATTAACGTAGATACCAGCTTTACCTTGTCCTACAGCTGGGTGGGCCTTAAGCGATAGTTGAACGTTAACGTAGTCACCACACTTGAATCCGTTATTGACGATAATGTTATTACCGCCTTCAAACAGAAAATACTTGATTGGTATTCTAGTAGTACACGCTAGAATAATGTGACCAGCATGACCTTCACGTTGAGAGTAAGGAGTCCCACTAGGGTCAACATCGTTGTCTCCGTCTTTGTACTTCATCGAGAAACCTTGAGGAATTTGTCCACCAGGGAAAAGTGTTAAAGCTTCAGCTCTTAGTGCTTGATAGATTTTTACATATTCAGGGTGGTGTTGTCCGTTTAACATTTTAGGAATAGCTAAACCGAAACCGTACTCGATAACTTTCTCACCAGTTTTTGGGTCGATAACTGGTTGTTTAGTGCGTTCGTCTAGTTTAACTTTACCAGTAAAAAGATCGCCACATGTCCACACGATACGACCTTGAACCACAATTCCTTGACCATTAGAGGCAGCTTGTTGCTGTTGTTGATTGTACATTATTTCTCTCCTTTGAAACAATCTTTGACTAATTTCATAACTTCTTCTTCGTCTGAAGCAACGTAAGTTTTAGGTTCTACATAACCGTATTCGTCACTATCGTCTTCTTCAGGTTTCCAAACTCTAACAGAGTAGCCGTTCTCTGCCTGTTCAATTTCAATTTTCTTTTTCATTAACTACCTACCAAAGGGTTATGAGTACCAAAGATTTTATTACCTATATCGGTACTGTTTTTCTTTTCAAGTTTAACTCCAATCAAACTCGATGTGCAAAGCTGTTCAATAACTTTTTTGTTAATGCCTGCCTTTTCTAATTTAGCAGGAGACATGAAAGTTTTTTCCACAGCATCAACACCTGTTATAATCTTAACAGCTTCAGGAGTAACACCAGTTTTCCAAGCTCTATTACTGTAAGTATTAGTCTGCACGTAACCTGGTATCATCTGACCTTTTTTGATTCTAGAAGTTCCAAGTTCAACCAAAGAGTCGTACTTAATTTTCAGAACTTCTTGCGCTCTCTTTGCTTGATCTAACATTGCTGAGAGTTCATCGTTTGATATTCCGTCTTGAATGAAATCCATCGAGACTTCTAGCGAACGATAATAAAGACGACTGAAAGCAGGACAAGCGTCTTTAGTTCCTGGGCAATACTTACAAGCTTTAGAAGTTGAAAGAGTTCTAACTCCCGAAGCGATCTCTAACATTCTTTGTTCGATCTGTTCTTTAAACTCAAGAAGTTGTTCGTAAGTGATTACCCATGTTCTAAGATAACCGTCTTCATGATGAGGTCTAGGTTGTAAGATTCTAAAAACAATATGAGAGAAATAAGTTCCACGACGAATTACTTCACCAATTGCGTAACCCAATAGCTGCCAATTATTTTTAACTTCTACAATTCCCCAACCGTACTTAAGATCGTCGATACAAAGTCTTCCTTGGTTATCTACGTAAGAAGCATCGTACTGACCTCTAACGTAGATACCTGAACGAGTTTGCCAATCAATCCTGGTTTCACAAAGAATTTGAGTAGCAGCTTGTGATCTGATATTTTCGGCCAACCCTTGCATGTAAAATTCCATTTCAGGATTGAAGTAAACACCATTGCTAGCTACTGCAGGAATAGCACGACCTTCTAGCTTGAACTGTAACAGCTCACCAGCTGCAGTACCTTCTCTTGCAGGTTCACCAGCTTCAGACTCTTCAGCATCTAAAAAGCTGAAACCGTGACAGTGCATGTATCGTTCAAGTTTAGAACATCGTACTACTGATAGACTCATTATTAACTCTCGTTTGAAGAAATAAGATTACAAACTTGTTTGCGCTTATCATCAACTGTATTAGGTTTCACTTTTTCTAAAGTGTAGTAACCTTCGTCGTCACCGTCGATAATCACTTCAACATCGTCTGCGTATTTTTCTAATTTCTTTCTTAATTGTTTTACAGTCATTCCCATGATTAACCTACTTTCTGAATAATTCCGTGAGTTGCAAAGTGTTCAAAAATTGTAGCTTTACCAGCGTCGTTAACGTCTACAATATTTTTAACACCGAAGCTCGCACACATTTGACTAACGTAATCTTGTGTTAGTTTACCTTCAGAAACCAGTACGGCCATTACGTGTGCGAAGTTAGCAGTAAATGTAGCTAGTGTATGACCAGCGTTCATAACTGGTGGAGCTAGTACAGGAGAAGGTGCAATTGGTTGAGCAGGTCCAGCTACGATTGGTTGTTGAATCTGAGTAGGTGCAATCGGTTGAGCAGGAGCTAGAGCAACGTTACCTTTAAGTTCGGCCTTCACTTGGTCAACTAGAGTTTTATCTACACCACGTTTAAGTGTAAAAGTGCCGTCAGCTTTAACTGATTTTGAGCTTGAATGAATTCTTACGTCCCATGGAATACCTTCCGAGTCTACTAGAAGACCTGAAGTGTTAGGGTACTCTGTTTCGACTACTGGTTCAGTAATCGTTTTGTCAAGTTGAACATTGTTAAGACTACTTGCAGCTTCAATAGCTCCACCGTTAAGCTCTTTATAAGCATCTTCTACTGCTTTCTTAAGCTCACCAAGTGATCTACCGTGTAAGTGAAGTTCATAACGTTTGTTTGTTTTTTCTTCAGACATTTCGTATCTCCTTAAATAAAAATAAAACGGAAGTTAATTAATAAATAAACGCTTTACACATGTCAAGCTTTCAGCAAATATTACCGACATGATTAATTTAAGAAGTTATCAACTTGAAGCAAAAACGAAAGTTTATGAAGCGTGGAACGCTGGTTTCGTAAACGTATTAATTAGAATACCTACAGGTGGTGGAAAGACAAAAACTTTCTGCTCAATAATTCAAGACAATGTTCAACTACCTACAGTAGTTATCGTTCACAGAAAGGAACTTGTTCAACAAATATGTCTAACTCTTGCAGAAGAAGATATTAAACACAACATTATTGCGAGTAAAAAAGACATTAGAGGAATTATTGCAGCTGAAAGACAAATGTTCAATCGCCAATTCTATGACCCTTATTCACCAATCACTGTAATATCTGTAGACACTCTTCTTGCTCGTAAAGAAGTTTATGCTCAATGGGTGTACGGTATTCGTAGAGCTATTATAGATGAAGCAGCTCACGTACTTTTAGAAAACAAATGGGGAAAAGCTTTTAAACTATTCCCTAATGTAGTACAAGGACTTGGAGTAACTGCAACACCTGAGAGATTAGATCGCAAAGGCTTAGGTCGTCACGCTGACGGAATATTTGATATAATGGTTGAAGGACCTGATACACGTTGGTTAATTGATAATAATTATCTCTCAAAATATAAGATCGCTTGCCCACCTTCAGATTATTCAGAACATTTAACTTCGTCTTCAGATACTTCAGACTACTCATCTCAGGCCATGATCTCAGCCTCAAATAAATCTCACATTGTTGGTGACGTTGTTGAGAATTATTTAAAGTTTGCTAACGGCATGCAAGCAATCTTATTCGCTACTGACGTTGGTACAGCTGAGAAAATGGAGAAACAGTTTTTAGACAAAGGCATTTCTGCAAAATCTCTCGACGGAACTACACCTGACTCTCAACGATTAGACTCTCTTGTTAAGTTCAGAGAAAAACACATTAAAGTTCTAATCAACGTTGATCTCTTCGACGAGGGGTTAGACGTTCCAGGTATTGAATGTGTTATTATGGCCAGACCAACTAAGTCCCTTGGTAAATATCTACAAATGGTTGGACGTGGTTTAAGAGTTGCACCTGGTAAACCACACATGGTTTTAATAGATCACGTAGGTAACGTTAAACATCATGGTTTCCCATGTGACCAAAGACGTTGGACTCTTGATCGAATTAGTAAGCGACAAGAAAAATTAAACTTCATTCGTATCTGCTCAAACATTATGTGTAATGCTCCTTACGATCGAGCGTTAACAGAATGTCCGTGGTGTGGAACTGAACCTATAAAACAATATAATCGTTCAGCTGGTAGCGGTAAAGAAGCGATCAAACAAGTTGACGGTGATCTTGTTCTTATCGACCCAGAATACATACGAGAAATGAATCAACGAATGATATTAGAAGAACCTGCAAACGTCGCTCAACGTGTAGGAGCTGTAGCAGGTGGAGCAGCTGGTATTCGAGCTATGCACAACCAAGTAGCAAGAATCGAATCTCAAAAACTCCTGGCCGAAGCTATTGCTAAGTGGGCAGGATATATGAAAAAGTATCGTCACTATAACGATAGAAATATCCATAAATGTTTTTATTTATTTTTTTACAAAACAATAACTGAAGCTCTAGGTGAACCTAAAGAAGATATGGACCACACAAGAGAGCTTCTCGAAGCAGGGATAGATTAATGAATGAATCTACAGTACAACAATTTATACAAACTGAAGCAATGAGATACCGATGCAACCTTATGAGAAATAACTCAGGAGCTTTACTCGACTCTACAGGTAGACCAGTTCGCTACGGTCTAGGTAACATATCCAAGGAACACAACGAACGAATTAAATCTTCTGACCTTGTAGGGATTACTTCAATTGTTATCACACCTGATATGGTCGGCAAAACAATTGGAGTCTTTACTGCAGTTGAAGTTAAAGAAGCTGCCTGGAATCCTGACAAGAAACTAGACGCTCGTGAACAGGCCCAACTAAACTTTATAAATTGGGTTAAGTCCCTTGGTGGTTACGCTGGTTTTGCGAATGGTGTTGACAAGCTTCAAAATATATTACGATAATTAAAATCTGCTCACCGAATATGTAGGAGTGATTACCCTACTAAAAAGTTTTTATGTCTCGAAGCTTGTTCGGTGAGTTTTTATTTTCAGAGACATATTTCGCAAATAAGAAGAGACAGAATGTTTAAAATATTCCCAGGTACATTTACTTCTGATATGCGGAAAGTTCCGATCAAAGAAGTTAAGTGGCAGCAAGAAGCTACTACCGATCAATTTGTTATAAATCAGTGGTCACAATTATACTCTCGCAAAATTAGATTTTGGGGAATACCTACAGGTGCGTCCAACGGTATTCTAGTTCTCGACGTTGACGTTAAAGACAACGGTTTCGAGACTCTTAAAAAATATCACGTCCCACATACAATGTCTCAAGTCACTCTCTCAGGTGGTCGTCACTTTGTGTATCGCTATCCTAACGATGGGAAGTTCTACGGTAATAGAGTTAAATTTGATTCTGGCCTAGATATTCGTGGCGAAGGTGGTTACATTGCTCACTACAACTTAGACAACACTCCAATTGCAGAAGCTCCGCAATGGCTTTTAGATATGGCCCTCTCTCAGAAGAAAGATGAGATCATAATAAAAGCTGAAGACCTGGTTAAAATTTCTCCTGACATTGTTCAACATATTTTAGATGAAGCATGTAACAATGTCCGATCTGCTCCTGAAGGTGAGTCAAATAACGTACTCAACGTTGAAGCTTACCGCATAGGGCAATTATTACCTTCAGGTTCTTTAGATCAAAACATAGCTTTTAACGAGCTTTTTAAAGCTGCGAAGGATAGAGGTAAGCCCGACTACGAAGCGACCGCTACGATCAATTCTGGGCTTTCTGGGGGGGCAAAAAATCCTCCTACCTGTCCGTTCGGTAATCTCCAACCTGTTTTGACTATTCCTGAAGCGGAGCAAAAAATAAACGAGCGTTGGACTCCTGCCTTTTTCACTAAATACGACTTGACAAATATCTCAAAATTAAGACAGCCGCAACTCTTTAAGGATTGGTCTACTGAAGACATTCACATAACTACTGCAGACGGTGGAACAGGTAAGACAACTTTAAAAATAAATGAAGCGATCTCTTTAGCGTTAGGTGAATCGTTTCTTGGATTTGAATGTCTTTCTCCTGGTCGAACGTTATTCATTACTGGTGAAGATACTGCTGAGAAAATTGGAGCAATGATCGGAGCGATCTGCAATCAAATGGGCATCATGCAAGACGATGAGAAGATGAAGAAAATTATGAATAATATTCTGGTTAAAAAAGCTTCAGACTTATGTCTCATCTCCAAGAGTAGAGACGGTTTCATCGTTCCTAATACGAAAGCTCTCGATAAAGTAATGGAAGCGATCGAAGACATAAGACCTAAGCTGATAGTCTTTGACCCGATCTCAAGTTTCTGGGGAAGTGAAGCAGCTCTTAACGACATGTCAAAAGCAGTAGCTTCTTTCATGGGCATGTTAGTTGAGAAAGCTAAAGCATGTGTGGAAGTTATTAACCACATGGGGAAAGCTTCGTCGTCACAAAAAGATATGTCTCAGTTCGCTGGGCGTGGTGGTACTGGTTTACCTTCACACTCAAGGGTGTCGAGAGTTCTACGTCCGATCTTTGACGATGAATACCTGGAACTAACTGGCAATGAAATGCCTGAAGGCGAAAGCGCAATACTCTGTAACGTTAATAAATTTACAGACGGTTCTCCGTTGTACAACAAGCCGTTTCTAATTATGCGATCTGGTTATCTCTTCAAACGTGTTGCGCTCATTGAACAGAAAGTTAAAGAGCAACAAGAGAAGATGAGTGATACTGAAAGAATATTCACACACATTAGGGAAGAGAGATCAAGCAATCGTTATCCAAGCAAAAGTGTTATTACAGCTCATTTCTCTCTTGGTAGCGAGAAGATCAGTAAAGATCGTGTATCAAGAGCTTTAGACGTATTAGCATATCAAGGACATTTAGGTGAGAAGATTAAGCCGATCGAGAACCCAGATATTGAGGTCGGTGGGAAAGTTTATATCGTCACCGACCTCGAAGGAAAAGAACTTTAAGATACCGTTAGACTTCTTAAGAACAGTGTAAATTTAACAAAAGCTACAGAATGAAATACTAATAACAGTAACCAGACTAATGTTATTATGATCTCTTTTACTTGAGTGAAATATGAACAACCAAGATGATTTATAAAAAATAACATATTAACAATTATGGTAATGATGTTAAATACCATTAATATAAAAATAAATCCGTCCATAATTAAATATCCTTAGTCACGAAAAAACTCTTCATTTTTAACACTCATTTCACCAGCGTTAAGTGTTGCGCTGTCAATGTCTACGTATATCGAAGCGTGAGGATTACCTCTATCGTTAAGATACTTAATTAAAGGTTTTGTAAGAGCTTCAAACTCTTCACGCTCTAATGTTTCTGGTAAAACTACTTCAGCAAAATTAACATTTAAATTAATTGTCGATTTGTTAGGTCGTTCAAGGATTAAAAAAGTAATTTTCCCTTCGATATACTGATAGCCAATTGCTACACCTGTTAAGCTATGTTCTGTTCTGTGTCTTACAGTTTTTCCCTTTATTTGTTTGTCGAACCAAATCGAACTGTAAGGAATAATAGGTTCGTTACCTACGTCTGGAAGTGTTGCTCTGTCGTGTTGAGGTTGTCTCTACCGTTTGGGAATTGAGGTTGTCTACCGTTGTCGTGTTGTGGTGTTGGACCGTTCATGTTTTTCTCCTTTGATGGGCGCACCCATCTTAATAAATCACTCCACAGAGATTTATTTATTTTATCTTTTTCCTCATCTACTATTTTTTGAATCGCTGCACCGTTGATAAAGTGATGTGTCTCCAAAATGTCTTTAGTGGCAGCTAAAAATCCTGCAAGGTTAGGTGACATTTGTTCTTGATAACTCACAGCTGGTCGAAAACCTTGCTCGTTCGGTTCAACTACAGAACTGTCACCTGCTATTTGAACCTTTAAATTTCTTATTGCACAATTTATAGCGTCGATTTTATCTTGGTGATAATCGCACTTACCGTCTTCCATAGCTTTTTTATATTCGTTCAAACTCTTAAACATCTTACCAGCTTCAAAATCACCTGCAATCTTTCTGCGTTCTTCGATTTCACTAGCAGTTATAAAAACTGGTTCAGGTTTAATTGCTTTCATACTATGAAGATCAAGTATTGTTTCTTCCAATTCTTTCGCTAGTTTTTGAAGGTGAGCATTTGCACAGAGAACTATGTTCTCTTCAGGAATATGAACACGTTCACAATTTAAACACCTACCTAAACGTCTTGCAGAATCATACTGTGTTCTATCGCTGTCGCAGTAAGGACAAGTAATTTTAAACGCTGGTGCGTTATCTTTTACTTTCATTTTCAAATTCTCCTAGTTCATTCCAAATAGGTTTTTCGCCACGTTCAATGGCGTGTTTATACACTTTTTTTCTAATACCGTGAAAAGGTGTACAATCGTTGTTGTCAATCATATAATGATGAACGTAAATCTGATAATCCGAACTGAAAGCTTTCAATTTTTCCAACTTTTCCGTTAGACTCTTAATCTCATAATTGGCCGAATGAACTAACACATGTGTATCTTCGTGACTACAAATGCAATCTTTACATTTGTAAACATTCCACAACTGAAATAAGTTACGACTTTCACAATCTGGACACACCAAGGGAAAGCCTATTTTTATTTTACTCATTTATATGTCTCGCTTGACTATCAATAAAAGCTTGCATTTCAAGGTCTGTTAAGGTACGAGGTTTTAATTTGTCGCTCACGATTAACCTCTTTTATCTTCTTTTACTTTCATAAACGCCTACTGATTTTTCTCAAGCAAAAAATACCGAGAATTAAAGTTATTAAAAAGCTCAACGTAATTATCACGATACCTTTAAGCATGTCGATAGACCTGAATCATTTGAGGGTACTTGTCTAACATACGAAGCAAACGTGTGACTGTAACACTAATCTCACGTTGTGATCTAACCCACAAACGTACGGCCTGTAAAGTGACACCAAGAAGATCGGCAAGTGAGTCGTCACTAAAGCCGTGTTTTTTCATAAACGCATTAAGTTCCGATGCGCTCATATTGTCTGCTCTTTGAAGTTTTGGCATTGGTAGTGGTGGCATACTCATAATAGTTCCTCATCGCTAGACACCATTGGGATAGCAGCTCCACATGAATATGTTTTGTCTTCACTCTCAACGTTCACTACCCAACTCTCACCATTTTCATAAAAATAGATAGTGTATTTTTTATTTTCGTACTCAAAATTTTCTTCTGTTCCAGATAAAAAACTCGGTCTGTTTAAGTTTTTCTTAAACACTAAATCATTTGTCGGTACGATCTCCACTTTGACTAACAAGTGACTTGTTAAACTCACTCTCATCTTTTTCTGCATATCTTTCATCTCCTGAACTGTTCCGTTAGATTGGTTACTTTACTGCTTACTTTTAAAACTATCCCATAAAATTTTTAATACACTAACACACACAAACACACTTAATCCACACACCCATAAGGCCTCAATAATTCGTAGAATACCTACTGATTTTTCACTCATCTTGGAACTCTCTTTTTAGTTTTTGGAACAACTCATATCGGTCTGTTTTCTTTTTGACCGCATCTTCTCGCTCACTATCTTTTTTAAGACGATAATGTTCGCCTTGTTTGTGTCGATATGTTTTTTTCTCTAAAATCTTATGGTGAATACATTCTAATAAACCGTTAATAACATCATCATAAGATTTTAAACCAATATCAGTTTTAAGAACTAATAAAAGGTCGAGAGTCATGCCGTATTCTTGCCCACGCAGAAAATTAACAATCTTACTTGCCTCTTTTGCGTATGTGTCGGGCTTATATTCAATGCTTTTTGGTAACTTAACAACTAAGTCAAAAGGTTTAAGTTTATCTATCTCGTTCTCAATTGCGTAGCTTACCAAGCGTGAGAGAGGTAAGTTGAGAGTTTGAGCATAATATCGCAATTTTTCAAATTGTGTCTTACCGACAAAGGCTTGTATCTTTGTCATTTTATTTTCAGTTGCTTTCATTTCTAATTCTCTCAATTTCGTCTTTTACTTCACTCTCGACGGCTAAATATCCCTCACTAG